GGCGATCGGTGTGGCCCGGACTGGCGCGAGGACACGGTGCTGCACGACGAGGACTACTACCTGCTCTCGCAGTCGGCGGCCCCTCCGGAGGTGTATACGGCGGCGACTTGGGAGCAGAACCGCGGCTTCTTCGTCTCCTTCTTCCAGTACACGACCGGCACCGACGAGCGGGAGGTATTTCAGTGTGGTTGGGGCGAGCTCGGCGAGTTGGACAGTTCGTCGTTGTCGTACCGCGTTTACTCATCGGGTCGTGCTGAAGTGTGGCGCTACGGTGAGTTGATCGGCGAGGGCTCGACCGCTGGCACTAAGAACGAGCGAGGGCCATCGGCGCGGGGTCAGGACCTCGGGCCGCGGTTCATTGGGCTCCTGATTCTGCCGTGGTGCACTCGCGACGTTCTGATGCTCTCTACCGCAGGCGGTGGGTTCAATCAGACGCTTCCTGACATACCAGAGGATGCTGCCCCAGAAGAGGCGATCATCACGCGCGAGGGGGATCGATTCTGGTGGTACACGCCTGCGGGTACTGCCAAGGTCCAGGCTGCGCCGGCGAGGTTCATCGAAGAGGGGCACCTGATCGGGATTCGCAGCCGGTTCATGCGCCCGCCGCGCCTTGGCGCGGTAGCGGACCTGACCCTCTATAGCGACCTAGTCACGACGCCGGGGTACAACGAGGCAGAAGGGCGTCTCGTGCGCTGGGACGATATTGACGCGGGCTTCGTGGCCGACGGTGAGGAGCGCCAGGCTCGCATTCGGGTCGATCTGGCCAGCGAGGGTGTCGGAACGCCGGTGATTCACGCGGCGACGGCGGTGTTCCCGTCCGAGATCGTGGAGACGGATGCGTCGGAGGCGGTCGAAAACGCGCTCGATTACTGCATGGCGCTGTCGGTGGACGTGCAGGACTCTGCACCGAGCGCGAAGGTAGAACTCTCGCTCCGCTCGCCGGGCGAGTTGCCGGCAGCTGGGCTGAACGAGACGGAGATGCGGCCGGTCGAGATGAGCATCGGCGAGTTCATCGTCTTCGATGGCATGGCCTCGGCTCCGAAGTTCGTCGATGCGATCGAGGACGAGGTTCGACGGGTATCGCTGGAGCTGCGCGACTTCACGCGGCAGATGGAGGAGTTGGACTATGCCGACACCGTGCCCCTCGACGGGCTCGAGGTGGGCGAGGCTCACCGGCGCATCGCGCGCGATGCGGGGATCCCGGAGCACCGCCTGGCCATTGGCGCAGGCGCGTATAGGGTCCCTCTCGTCGGTTCTCAGGCCAAGGGCGACTGGAACACGGCGATCCAGCCTGCCGACAATGCGCTCGAATGGCAAATGCGGCTGTGGGAGACGTACTCCGGACGCGCATTTTTCGGGGTCGTTCCGGTGGCTGGTGGCGGGCCGCAATTGCAGCTGATCCTCGAAGGCGATCTGGAGACGGAACCCGATATCGACCTTTACGACGATGACGACCAGGCGTATCAGGCGCTTCTGGATGAGGGGCACAGTCCGTCGGAGGCGGCGAGGCTGAGGTTTTCGCGGGTGATGCGTACCTTCGAGTCGCATCCGGTGCCCTGCTTGGCAAATGAACTGTGGGTGACCGGGATGGACCCGCGCACCCGTCGTCCGATCGTGACGACGCGCAACGACGAACAGTCACAGGATGCCTCGCTAGCCCCATCGTTGCGGCCTAGGAACTGGGTGGGGGGGTTTCGAGCCTTCGGGCTCGTAGATCCGACGCTGACGACAGAAGAGGCTCTGGAGCGGGTTGCAGACACGATGGCTCCGCGGCTCTTCAAGGCGCCGATCGTGTGCCAGTGGGAAAGCGAACTGCTTCTGCGCCGGGCATCGACAGAGGGGATTTGGAAGGGGCGCGTGGTGCGGCTCTGGCGTCGCGGCGAGTCGACGGACTGGCGCATTCAGGCGTTTTCCGCTCAGCACGTGAAAGAGCCTGCGGAAGGCGATCTCTGGCGGTGGCGCCCGGCCCGGTACATCGCCACGCAGATCGAGGAGGACGATGGAATCGGTGAGAGTGCGAACTATGAGCTCGGCGGAGCGGGGCTCGGCGTTGCCGGGGTGCTCGCCCGGCGTAAGGTCGCGGCTCAGGCTAGACGGAAGGTGCGCGACCGGGCGGAGTTTTTGACATGGGCGATGCCAATCCGCGTCAGTTGAGGTCGGTCGACGAGTTCGTCGTCGGCGGGGTGCGGGTGCGGATCGAGACGCTCGCGCCCGAGGGGGCCGAAGACAGCAGGGAGCGGCTTCGTCAGGGCTTTCTGCGCCAAGCCTCCTTGGAGGGGCGGGTGCTGATGAGCGCCCAGCCGCCAAGGCCGACGCCGTGGCGACCATGCTTCGGCCTGCCGGATGATGCGCGGTGAGCCTCTCGCACGTCACTCCGGGCGAGCCGGCGACGAATTATCAGTGGCGGGGAGTCTGGAGCGTCTCAGGGGGGGGCTCGGCTGGCCTCGGCGTGCGCGCAGTCGCTGAAGAGGTGGTGACGTGGGGTGTCGCCTGGCCCGACGAGGGCATCCGTGTGTCGGCCGACGCGAGCGATCCCCTGGTCGGTTCGCCTGGCGGGGAGATACGGTTCGAGAGCCCCTGGTTTGCCGACCAGGTGGTAACACTCCTGAGCTTCACGGGTGGAGACTGGCGCATCGAGATCGATCAGCTCGTTCTCACTCGAGAGGGATGCACTAGTTATGAGTGGTCGTACGACGAAGTGCGCTTATACGTGAACGACACCCTCATCTACGCTGGTGGAGCGAATGCCGGCGGCGGGACGGGTTACGATCATCGGCACAACCGGCTGAGGATGCAAGCGTTTTGCGAGTACGACCCCGACCTGACGTGCAACCCGGAAGCGTGCCCGTTGCCAGCCGCTAGTGTCCTGCCGCGCTCTGAGCTGCTCGGGGGTTATAGGCGCGATAGGGGTTCGGGGTGGGAGTCGGATGCGATCTTGATCGACAGCACTGGCTACATCACGCCACTGGCGATTGTCGGCTGCCCGCCCTGTTCGTGCTTACCGTCGCCCCCCGTGATGACGGGCACCGACTCTTGGGAAGCGCGGCTCATTGGCGAGCGGCGGCTCGCGCGGCTGGCCGACTCGCGCTCCACGGACTGCCGATGTCTCGATGGTTCGTCTGGCGGCACAGTAACCGAGCATCAGATCGATGAGGACTACAAAAACGATACGAGTTACCTGCATGTGGCTGGCATCGACCACGGGATCCGGCTACGCCGGATTTGGCAGCGCTCGTGCTGCAATTGCGTGTGCCCGCCCTTCACAGACGAGCACTGCCGGATTGCGAGCACCGATGCGGTCTCCACACACACCTATTGCGAGAGCGAGCGGTCTTCCGCGGGCTGGATCAATCGCGTGTTCTGTTGGGAGGGTACAGTTGTATGCCCCGATCCGCCGGGTCCGGACCCACGGTGCGGCTCGGACGCGCTCGATGAGTTCTGCGCCTTCGACTGCGTCGTGCGGGTCTATTGGCCTGAAGACTCTTGCGCAGAGTGTGACGAGCCGTCGCTCGACGTATCCCGCGCGTGGGGCCACGTTCGGGCCGCTGTGTGCGGTGGCACGATCTGGTTCGACTGGGCGCCTCATTCTGCGCCTGGCGCATTCACGAGTCGCGACACGGGGATCGTGGCCGACGCGGTCTGCGTGCGCTTCGAGCACTCCGTCGGCGGCCAGCGCATCTCGCTCTCGTACGTGGTGGGCGAGGAGCTGCGTTACAGGTACAGCGAGGACGCAGGCCAGTCGTGGGAGTCGCCGGTGACGATCCAGACGGGGGTTCACGACGCGACCCATGAGATCGGCCGCGATGGCCGGAGGATCTTCCTCTATACGGTCGGTTCGGGGCCGTACGATCTTCTCGCGCAGGTGTGGTCGGCTCAGGATGATGTACTCATCGCAGAGACTCTCGTCGACACCGGCGTCGATCCGACAGGTTTAGATTCGCGCGAGTACCCATCTTCGGATGGCGGGTGGCTACTCGGGCTCACGTATCGCAAGGGCGGCGCGTTGATTTACAAGACCTCGCCCGACGGGGTCACATTCAGTTAGGAGCGTAGCATGCAACTCAGTATCTGGTCACTTCAATTCGCGGCGGCAAACGTCGAGGGGGCAATGATCGTGGATCTGCTCGACATGGGGGGCCGCTCGGTCGGTTACCCGTTCAGTGCATCCCTAACAACGGATAATGCTAGCCTGCAGACGTTAAGTGGCGACCCAGCCGCCTTTCGAGCCCTGAACGCGCACGGCGCGATCATTGATGCGCGCGTGGCGTTTCGCATGCGCGCCGGCGCATCGTACACGAATGTGGAGCAGCTGCCCGCGATGGTTACCGGAGATGAGGCGGTTTGGCCCCCTGGCCGGTACCTGCTGGGCAGCGCTGCTGGGAATGGGGTAATCGAGGCGGTGCCGCTCGTCGGAGACCCATTCGGCGTACTGTCGCTGAAGGATTCCAAGGTCGTCTCGAACACAATTCTGCGCGCGTTCGGCGCCGCGAACTGGACCGGCGCAACCGGGAATGGCGGGATCGATCGCGAGCAGTATTTCTGGCAGAATGGCTCACAGGACGCGTACCTGGGTCTCGTGGCGGTAGGCGCCAGCCTGACCGGCGCAGTCTCGTCGACGCTCGCTCGCGCAAAGGTGCCGGCCGGCGGTGTGCCGGTCAAGGTCTTCGTGCCCGAAGGGTACGACACCGCGATCGTGAAGGCCACGTCGTCAGCCGAGACGGTCTACGGCGAGGAGTGGGTGCGCTCGTGAGCAAGGTGAACGCATATGCGAGCTGCGAGCTGGCTCGGGAAGTGGGAGGTGTGACGGCGAGGTCTCAGATCGGGCAAGGCCGCATGATGCTGACCGAGGCCCCCTCCACCATCACCGGCACCACTATCGGTACCGGTGACGGCCCGGCCCGCGTGTCGATGGTCTGGGTACCTCGCTCGGGGATTCTGCGGGGGCTTGCCATCCCGCAGGTGCTCGAGCCGTCCGCGGACACTGTCCGCTTCAATCTGTCATGGTGGAGCGAGGTGCTCTCAGGGGCGGACCTCCTGCCGGGCACGATGTTTCCAGGAGCCTGGGGTCTCGCGACTCTCGATCAAGCGGGCGCAAACACGCAGGTCGAACTATGTGCGTTCCAAAACGATGTACCGGTCGTTGGCGGGCGTTGGTATAAGATCGTCAGCTTCGTGAGCGTAGGTGCAGGCGCCACAGGCGCGTCGTTCCGCAAGCAAACGCTTCAGCGCGCCGACGGGGATGGCTCTGGCTACAATCGCTTCGACGTACACTCGACAACCACCCAGGCGTTTCCGACCGGGGATCCGTCCGGATTGCTGGGCGGGCTCGCGTGGACTGACGCATCGGACGTGGGGGAGCGGATCGATTACGGTCTGTGGTGGCGATGATCTTCGTCGACGTCTCGGGCGGTCCGGCGGTATCTGCCGATCTGGTAGCGCAGGAGATGCACTTTGCGACGTGTTTCGACGGAGCGCGCGTCGACGCGTCATACGGCGCAACGGAAGCCGCCGGCCTTAGGCCTACTGGCTCGACCCCGGAGACCGCGCTGGTGTGGACGGGTCATGATCGCCGGACGACGCCGCTAGTGGCAGCAGGACGTCGCAAGTGCTACTTGCACGGCACGTCGGCGCCGAATCACGACTCATGGCGGGGCGCATTCGGGCTCTCGGCCTGGAGCGAGGTCTTTAGGCCACCGTCAGCGGTGTGGGCGCAGTGGATTGCCGATCACCAAGCGGCAATCGCCCGCGATCGGGCGGCCTATGTGGCCGCAGGTTTGGACCCTCAGAGGTATCTCTTCATCCACGCCGGGAACGAATCTGGCAAGGGCGGTGGGGGCGGGTGTCACACGACAGACACCGCGACCTTCTCTGCGCCGTACGCTGCTCTTCCCATGGGGACCTGGGAGCGCGCGGTTGACATCGGCGGCAGCGCCCGGAACATTCACGCCATGTACGAGTACATGGCTGCGAACGCGTCGAAACAAGGGCTCACCTGGATCGCGCCTTCTCTCGAGGCCTCGTGGGGTGCGGACTTCACGCAAGAGCTCGCGACGATAGGCAATGGTGATTGGCACGGTTGGTTCGACGCTTGGAGCTTCCACCGCTACGACGGTATCGGGTCTGTGCCGCTTCTGTCGCTGCACTTGCCGCGCTGGCTGGACTGGCGCTGGGATCGACTGATGGCCGTGTACTCGGGCATCCTGGCGGCGGTGCCATCCTGGGCGGCAAAGCCGTGCTGGCTGACGGAGACGGGCCTCACTCTGGATCAACTCGGCTTCGGCGGCGCACTGTTACCGAAGGATGGGTTTCGTCGGGCCGGGGATTACATGCGCGCCTGGCTCGAGCGGCTAGTGGCGTCGGGCTTGTTCGGCGGCGTGTCTCTATATGCGGCGCGTGAGCGCACTGCCGCCGCCGCCGCGTCTCGCTACGGCGTGCTATCCCAGGATGGTTCGGCGGTCTCAGCGGCCTGGGCTAGTTTGGCCGGCCTATGCGGCGACCCTGCGACGTCGCTGCCTGGCGGCGCCGCTTATGAGCTGGCGCCGGGCGAATCAGCCAGCCTGCCCGAAGTGTAGGCCGGGGCTTTTGGTAAACTTAGCGCTACAGTGTCTACACGTGGTCGACCCCACATGCAGTGGGGTCAGTGGTCAATGTGCCAGTGCGCAGGTGAGTGCACGAGATTAAGTGTCTACCTAGCGTCGCGATCTGAACGGAACCTACGGCCTCGATGCTTTGCAAGCAGGATGTCAGGGGTTCGAATCCCCTAGCCTCCACCAAAGTTCGTTACCCTCGCCTGAGGCAGGGTCACCCTCCTTGGGCAGTTCATCGATCTGAGTAGCTTTCAGCATCAAATCGTAGGGTTTTCGAAGCTCGACGAGAAGCTCTCCGCCTCTCCAAACGCAGTTCGAGCAGAGCCTTTTGAGCAGCTCATTTCGGTCATTTGGATGCCCTTGATCGAACCGCGCAAGGGCAGTTTGAACCAGATCGACCAGTTCGATGCCCGCGTCGTACGAAGCTCGCTCAGCGCGCTCCACGGCGGCGATTCCGCGCCTAGCTTGACCAAGCTGCTCGTCGGCCTGAGACTTGAGTGTCATGTAGATTTCGCGATCGAGCAGTTGGTCGCAGAAGTCCTTGTATAGGCGGTCGAGCCGCTGGCGAGCCTCCTGGACTTCGGCCTCGAGGCGCTCCTCTTGCCGCTTCTGATAGAGCATCCGCTCTTCATGGTCTTCGCCGAGCGCCTTCTTGATCCACGTCTCCAAGGAGGGCGGGAACGTCAGCGTTTGGAGGAGCTTGCGGAACTCTGACGTGATCGCCTCCTCTCGGACAAAGGGTCGGTCGCACTCGCCCTTGCGGCCGGTGCAATGGTAGTAGGTGTAGCGGCCCTTCTTCTTCTCAGCGGTCATGATGAGGCCGCATTTGCAGCGGACTAGATTCCGATAGGCGAACTGAATCGCGCCGAAGCCGCGCTTGTTTCTTCCGCGGCCGTCCAGCACGTCCTGGACCTGTTGCCACGTCACCTCGTCGACCAGCGGCTCGTGGAGACCATCGTAGAGAACGTCGTTCCAATAGAATCTTCCAACGTAAACGGGATTTCGCAGTATCTGGTGCAGAGTCTTGACCTGAACCCGATTCCCCTTCTTTGTAGTCAGGCCAATCTTACGGGCGACCTCCGATAGGGTCGCGATCGAATGGTTGCCTGTGGCGAACTCATTGAAGAGCCGTCGCACAAGGTGGGCTCGGCGGGGATCGGTGACAAGATAGGACTTACCTCCCTGCTCCCGCCGCTCGTTCCGATAGCCAAGTGGAGCGTGCGTTGGATAGTGTCCCTGGCGGGCCTTCTCGTTGAGACCCTTTCGGATTTCCTCCGACAGGTTCTCGATATAGTTCTTCGCCAAGACCATCCGGAGGTCGATGAAGAGCCGGCTGTGGCTCGGGCAGTTCTCATCGGCCACGATGCCTTCGTTTACGAAATGAATCACGGGCTTCACTTCGTCGAGCCTCACCCAGTCCACATAATTTCTTTGCAGGCGATCGACCTTTTCGACCACGACTTCTGCGCCCGGATGCTGCGCGAGGTAGCCGATCATGGCTTCGAAGGCGCGCCTGTCCGAACCCTTCTTCGCGCTGGCGGCCTCCTCGAATTCCTGTAGAATCGGGAGGTTGCGCTTCGCACAATACTCGCGCATCTTACGGAGCTGAGCGTCCGTCGACCAGCCCTCTTCTTCTTGCTCGACGGAGGACACGCGCGCGTAGAGCACGGCGCCTCTAGTTACTGGCGCCATTGGTTCGGCATCAACCTTCTTGGTTTTCCTGGGCATCTAAGTGGTGTCCTCCAAATCCTCCAGCGCAGCGACTTTGCATCCGTAGAACGCGATGACGACGAGATCGCTTGGTGAACGAGTGAGGCGATCGAGGCTCGTCACGAGAACGGTCAATCCGGGATGCTCCCAGAGGCAATCGAGCAGGTCATTCAAGCCGTCGCGCTTCCCGAACTCGGCAGGCCCTATGTCTACAAACTCATAGAGAATGGGCAGGGAGTTCGAGTCGCAGAACTCCCGAAGCTCTTGGATCTGGCAGTCTGCGTTGAACTCAGCTACAAATCGATCAGGGGAGCCCGAGCGAGCATAGAGCACGAACTCGCCTCCGGCAAGGCCCGACGTATCCATAATTCCTCTTGCTCGCGTCATTCCGAGCCCTCGCAAGCGAGCCATTGCAGGGCGGTCTCCGGCGAAGGCACGAGGGTCAGGCATCCAGCGAAGTCGTCGACGACGTATAGCCGTACACCCAACTCCTCCAGAAGCCTGGTAGCCACGATCCATTCGTGGTCGGGCCCCGGAACCTGGTCAAGGGTAAGCATCACGATGGCATCGATCTGCCGACTCTCAGCAAGCTGCCATAGGTAGGACCAACCGGGCCGCTCCTTTTGGCCGCGACCGTAGGTGTCGTGCAAGTGGTGAGGCGCATCGACAGAGAGGGCGCCGCAGACTCGCCTTAGCCCTCTCTGGTGTTCAGCGAGCAACTCCCGGTCGTGCGCCGGCGCGCTGCAGTAGGTTGCTACGCGCTCGCCGGCGAGGCCATCCCCCGATGGAAACAGCCGCAGGATCGAACGCACTTCACTCGAAGTGGGCAGGTCTCGGGAGAACTCGTTCCACAGAGTCTGCGGATCACTCCTAGGCGCCTCCACGTGCCACCTTTTGAGTAACGCAAGGAACTGCTGGAGCTCTACGGTCAAGTCGAGGCATTCTTCGTCGGGAATGCCAGCATAGGCTTCTTCCCAAAGCGCCGAGGGGTCGTCGAATTCGATGTCTTTCACTGCGTATTATGTCGAGCGGGGTCGAATTCGCAGAAGCACACAGTTCTTTCACCAATCCTGGGCCTCCACCTCCACGTGCCACCTACGCAGCCAGTCGGAAAGGTCGGAGAGATCAGAAGGATCGAGGGAAAGGTCAGCGATGAGGCAAGGACTCGATTTACCGTTCAGGACAACGCGTTGCACGCCAGGCAGGAGGGCGACCGAGAGCAAGACTTCCTGCCGGCCAATGGTCGAAATGCCGGGAGGAAACGCAGTCAGGACGGTGAGATGCTTGTCACCGACGCGCCATTTTAGCCACCACCCGAGGGGCTCGATTTCGCCTTCGCAAGGCACCGGGCAGTCTGCTTGGTGCGCCGTGACCACGTACCGCAGGAACGGAACCATTCTGGCGATGACGTCGCGGGCTAACGTCATCGCACCAACTCCCGTTTATGACGCTCTAGGAGTTGAGCCGAGTATTCCCCGAGCCACTCGGCGGGGGCGGTAGTGGAAAGCATCCCTGGCCCAATGAGGTCGCCAAGAAACTCCAGTTCACGGACAAGGTGCAATACGCCATCGCGGCAATCGACCACGAAGAACGGCTCGCATGAGGGTCCTTCGTACATCTCAGCAAGCTTGAAGATGTATTGCTCCAGCGCATCAGCCCCCACGACGAAGGGATCGCAAAGCATGCGAAGTGCGAGGAAAGGATGCTCGTCTTTGTTGGGCAGGACACCCTGCTCAAGACATCTCAATGCTGCGGCACCTCTCACCCGTTCCTGAGCTTCAAGCGCCCGGTCTCCTTCGAACATTGCCTGCTCTTGGTTGATTTCGTGCAGGGTAGGGAGGAGCTGAAGCCACCGGTCAACGTCTAGGGCCAGCAATGGCCAGGGAACGCTGAGCGATGCAATGCACCCATTACCAACGGCCAGACCGTTGACGCGCTGTATTTCCCCACGGCAATTCATGCTCGTCGCACCGTAGCCTTGGGTTCCGGAAGCTGAATGTGGGCTCGGAGATTCACGCAGAGCACAGACTCCCCGGAAATGCCGAAACTCGAATCTTGAGAGATGTCCCCAGGGTCCAGCATGCAGTCGATAAGGCCCGTCTTCTCCCAATCCTGATTTGGCACGAAGGTGACGAAGGAGAGCAGCCCGAGCGCCAAGGCGCACTTCTTGAGTTCCGGAGCCAGGCAGTCGCCACGCCGGCGAGTGACCGTCATCATCACGTAGAGGTGGCCGCAGTCAAGTTCTGACCAGCAGAGCGCGCCACTATCCGTTAGGATTTCGCCGCTGGTGGGAAAGGCAATTCGTGCCTCCTGCAGAGTGAGGAAGAGACGGCAGAAGCCGTCAAGCCGACGCATCAGATTGTCTGTCATCTTATCTCCAAGGCCATATAAGGGCCGTGTTGTGATGGTGACGGACCGATGCTAGGTCCGTCAAGGCCCAAGGAGATAATTAGTGATGGTGCCGGGCGCCTGAATCGATTCCCTGCGGGAAAATCACCTCCGCTGGCAAGCCGAGAACTTCTGCCAGGGTCCGGGCGGTCGTCAGCCTCGGGCGCACGAATCCTGCCTCCAGGTTTCTGAGGGTCTCGTAGGTCACGAGGCGGTAGAGGACGGGGTCTACGTCAGCAATCCTCGCCGTGAGGCTGGATAGCTGCTCACGGGTCAACATTTTCCCCTCTCGAACCTCGCGCAAGCGGCATGGGTATTTGTCGCGGTGGCGCTCGGTCGGCATCCTCCCATTATCCCTGGCCCTCCGGGGGCGCTTCGAGTCCCGCGAGATTTATGATGTCCCGCTTGCGCAGGCGAGGGGTGTCGCTGGTAAGTCGAACCTCCTGCAGGGCCCCCGTCAGCACAAGACGACGGATCGTTCGGCGGGAGCACGAGAGAAGGCGGGCGGCCTCATCCAACGTTATGAGGAGCGAAGTTTCAGGGTCCATGCAGGTGCCTTTCGCTCCCGATCCTAATGCCACCTACATGGATGGCCGGAAAGATTGGAAAGGTCCTCTGGGAACCCCAAATCGGGTTCAAGCTGGTGAACAACGAGACCTGCAGAACTGGATAAACGCACGGCGACCCGTGGGTTTACCCACTCAGTCATGCACGGTCCAGCAGTGTCCAACTGAGTCCAGTAACGCAGGAGGCGCGGCGATGAGCTCGGACTGGCAAGTTGGGCAGGACTTGGAAAGTCTTCGAGAGCTCATGGGACAACTAAAGGCTGACCTAGAAGGTCAGGCCAATTCTCGGAGATCCATCAAGGAGAATCGGCGAAAGGAGCGAGCCAAGGAACTGATGCCGCCGGACCCAGCGGATTGGAAGCGCCGGCTAGACGAACTGGTCTCAAGCGGAAAGACCGACCTCGTCATCGGCTATTGGCGAGTCAGCCTTGAGAAGCAGACGGAGGGCGAGGGCCCGGAGACCCAACAGAGACACATCGTCGCGTGGGCCACGGCCAACACTGCGAGAGGTGTCGACCTCTGGGTGTGGGACGTCGACTCCGGAAAGGAGGAGTCGCGGGTGGGAATAGATTTCATCCGGGAGACAATGGAAAGAGGCTGCGTGCGAGCGGTCGTGCCATTTCGCTACGACCGCTTGGCGCGAAACCAATTCTTGAGCGAGCTTCTCCACCGAGAGGCGCGTGAGCACGGCGTCATGATTCGGTCGGCGACTGAGGATTTGCCGGACGGACCCGTCGGCGTTCTGATGCGCCAAGTCATCCAAGCTATAGCGCAGTACGAAGCTGCCGTCATCGTGATGCGGATGACCGAGGGCAAACGGACCAGGCAACTTCGCGAGGGAACCTACAACGGGGGTGAAGTGCCATATGGATACCTGGCTGCCGGAAGAGGCCACTTGCTTACTTGTGAGCCTGAAGCTAGAATCGTCCGCCTCATCTTTAGATTGTACGAAATGGGCTACAGCCAGTCGGCCATCGCCGAATGCCTCAACCGCTGGGGGATTCCGACTCGTCTCCGCGGCCAGATGGGCTGGCGTCAGGGCCAAGTCCGTCGAATCCTGTCCCACGAAGCCGCCTACCGCGCCGAGAAGCTTTTCAGCCAGAAGTGCCCCTCACCCGAAAAGATCGCGCACAGCGCGATTCTCCCTCCGAGGCCAGAGGGCGCCTCTGACCTACTGGGAAACACCGTCCCGCTTCCGCATGGAACCCAAGTCCCCGATGACCTATGGGGCGAGGCGGTGCCGCAAGCGCCGCGTCAAGGAACGGTCAATGCACTCACTTCGGCGCAGGCGGTCTCGCTGAAGACACTATTCGACCTGCGAGACGTGGGCATGACGCTCTCGTCCATCGCCAAGGAGCTCAATCGTCAAGGCCACCGCGCCCTGACCGGTCGACAATGGACATCGAGTAACGTTCAACAGTATGTGAGCCGGCGCCGCTTGTACGATGCCGCGCTAGCTGCAACCGAAGTCACGGATGTGGGTGCCATGGCCCTCGTATCAACAGAGTCCGCAGCAGTCCAACGAATCTTGGAACTTCGGCGGGCCGGCCACAGCTTCTGGCAGATACATCGTGCCCTCACTGCGGAGGGGCATAAAACGGCCGCCGGCAGCCCGTGGTCGATTAGCTCCATCCAGCGCGTCACGAAGGGCAAGGTCCGACGAGCCCTTGCCAGTTGACGGCTTGCAATGTGGTTCGGTTTGGGATCGGGATGATTCTGAGTCCTCGACTGGTCGAGGCCAGCCGTGCCGTAACCGATGTCGGTGATCGGGGAATCATCACATCGAGTGCAGTTCTGACTCGAACTCGTCCCTTGATCGTCGAAGCTCATCAGCAGCGACGTCGATTCGATTGCCGAGGGATTCGATATCGTCTGCGTAAGATCCCAAGCTAGCCGATTCTGTCGAAAGGCCGTCTACATCACACGGCAAACGTGAACGGTCAAGCACTAGCCGTCCAGTTGTGTAGCGCCGTCTCTCATCGAGTGGTCTAGGTCCTATCGGAACCTCTCCCGACCTCAGCCAGCTCACAGCTAGCAACCATCGCTGCATATCTTTGGCCTCTTCCGGTGTCAGGTTCCTCAGGGTGCCTTGGTCGTCGATCTGCAGTATCTGCACCAAGCCTGCGAGTCTGTCGGACTGCATTTTCATCAGCGCGTGCAGCTCGTCCTCCTTTTCGTGGAGCCGGACTTGCATCCATTCCATGTCGGCAGGGAGTGTTTTTGCCCGACCGGCCTCGAATTTGCGTCTTAGACCCGAGCAGAAGTCTTCAATTGGACTTAGCCAGTCACGAGCCAACCTACTTCTGCCTCCATGAGTGTTGGCGATTTGAATTCTTTGGGCAGGGGCCGCCATCCCATGGCGACGGAGAGTCCCAAGATGCCCGACGAACAAGCTGCATCTTGCAGTGCCAGCATTCGAAGATAACCCCGCCGCCGGAGCCGCGCGTGTTAGGAGCAAGAAGGAAACCAGATCGTATCGGCCGCCTCATAAGCGACCCAAAGTATAGGCCGTATCTTGCGTAGTTTGCAAGTTGCATTACTGGCAACCAATCTGACTTGCGGTCAGCCAGATGCGCAAGAAGTCGATTTATACGCCTCGTTACAAATTGCTGGTCAAGATGCTGCGCGAAGCACGCCTAGCCGCGAACGTCACCCAGGCTCAGGTAGCTGAACGACTTGGGCGCACGGAGTCGCAGATTTCAAGGTGGGAGAGTTGTGAATTGCGCGTGGATCTGCGAGATCTGGATGAATACCTGTCGGCCATTGGTGTCGATTTCATCGACTTCACCAGAACTTGGAAAGCGCATGCAGACGCCCTGAACGATGGTGAGGTTGCGGTCAAGGACGGACCCCAAAAGCGCGCACGACCGAATCGGCAAGACTAGTTGCTCTTTTTTGTGGCCCGATCCAACTTTCCGCCTCGCGGCGGGCAAGTTAGTTTCAATCGTCTTCGGCCAGCTTGGCTTCGAGCCGCGCCAGCCTCTCAGCGTAGTCGGAGTCTGGCGGCGGCCCGAACTCCTGATAGGCCTCTTCGGTCTTGGCCAGGATTTGCAAAGCTCTCCTTGGCGTCTTGCTTCCTCTCTTAAAAGACTGAACAGCAGCCTCGAAGGCTTCCTCGAAGCCCGCGACGGTCAGTTCGATGAGCGCCCCGGACCCGTCCTCGTCGGTGATTCCTCGGATAGGCTCCCAGTCGTCCGTGAAGACGGGAGGCTCAGCGCGAAAGTGCTGATGCTGGTCAAAGCCCGCGACCATCAGGTAACGGTTTTCGAGATAGCAGCTGCTGCAGGACGCCATAAACAAACCCGGGACTGCCTTGCTGATGCTGTAGAAGCAGGACCCCAAGGGGTCCCACCTCATCTGTGCTCCAATGACCAAGCTCCGCTCGGTCTCCGTCCAATCTGCGTCCCACCCTCTGCGGAGCATCTCGCCGCCGATGTGGACCTCCACGAAGTTTTTGTCGAGTGCGGGCTCAATGGTCAGGACTTTCCTGAGCGCCTTCATCTGTGCCGGCGGCCCGGCGAACCACGCTGTCTCGCAATACATGTTTGCCATTCGTTTCTCCTTGCCCTTTGTGGGCAGGAGTTCTTGTACAGAAAAGCGCCAAGAGCTATGCCAGCAATCGCTCAAGGCGAGATTTGCGCTCTCGCCAGTCGGGCATGTGGCCATCGAGAAGGCGAAAGAAAGCGCGCGAATGATCCGGAACCAGGAGATGACAGAGCTCGTGTAGGACCACATATTCGATGCATGACCGCGGCGCGCGCATCAGATCGACGTTCAAGCTGATCCGTCCGTCTGGATGACAGGTGCCCCAACGGCGAGAGAACCGCCTGCTGTCGACCGTCACCTCGATCGGCAAGGTGCGATGAAACTCTTTCTGCACTTTGGCCAACACGAGCACGAAATGTCGCTCGGCCTGAGTTCGATACCACTTCGAAAGCGTCTTCCGAATGGAATCAGGAGAAGTGTCCTCTCGCGTCACCTCGATATAGCCAGCCCAGAGGCGAACCGGCCTCTTCCGACCTTCGATCACCTTGAGTCGATATTGCCGGCCCAGGTAAAGGTGGGTCTCGCCGCAGACATATTGCCGCTCAGGGGTTCGTGGCCTGAACTGTTCGAAGAAGTCCTTCTGCTTTCGAATCCAGCGACGCCGACGGCGGACCCGCGCGGCAACCTCTTCATCTGACGCAGCTATCGGTGCGCGGACTTCAACCTCGCCCCCCGGATATACCGTAATAGCAAGGGTCTTCCGCTCCGACCTATGAAGCGTGACCTGGAGTAGGTCGCCACCGCCGATCTCAACCATCATGGCAACCGGCTCTTCGCAATCCTCATCAACTCGCCGGCGAGCTCGTCGATTACGCTCCAGTCCAGATTGATTCGTCCTGCCTCCGATTCCTCGAAGAAGACGTCGTCTATGTCTGCCCGGATGCCCTTTTGAACGTCCTGTTTAAGGCGCCAGTCCACGACTCCGGCTCGCGCTCGAATCACGGAATCGAGTTTCAGTGAAAGGTCGACTGTCGCCTCCGTGCTCGTCTGCCCATTGGACAATTCCGACCAGCGATCCGAAAGCACCCGGTAGTAAGCCTGCGCGACTTCGTTGGTCGCCAGCTGCTGAGGAACCCCCGCCGTGGTCCCGTGGACAACCTCGTTGCGCAGTTCTCGCATCTTGTTGAGATATTCCAGTTCGCTAATCATGTGGTCCCGGAAGGAGCGAATGGTCTCCTCGATCAGCTCTGAAAACTTCCGGAACAGGGCCGGGTCTTCGTCCATCCGCTCCGTGATCGTGCGCTTCGTTGCATTGGCGATGGCGTCGGCCCGGGCGGCGGGCGTGCCTAGCGAATTCAATGCCTCTTCCATCGCCGCCGTGTCCATGATGTCAACGGGCTCAGAAGTGAGAATCTCGACGGAATCCGAGGTCACGTAGGTGTCCAGAAGCTTCTCGATTTGGGGTTCAAGCTTCTTCATGTCGACAATGTCGCCGTACCTCATCTCGACAGCGCGGCGGAGCTTCATGAACCGCTTCAGGTCAGCCTTGTAGCGGTCTATGGTTACCTGGGATTCCAACTCGTAGAAGTATTCGGTCGATAGCCCAACATGGAGAGCGCGAGAGAACGCGTTCAGCTTCTCCTTGAAGTCCTTCCGACGGTCGTCGTCCTCCAGAAGCCGCTCGAACTCCTCCTGGTCGTGGGAGTTCTGTACTTCGCGGAACAGGTCGATCAAAGCGGCATACTTCTCGGGGATCGAATGGACTTGCTCGCGGATATTGGCCATCGTACCCTCGAGGTCGACCTGGTCAAATCCGGCGAGAGCGGCGTATTCAGACAACGCGCGATCCAGCTCTCCGAGAATGCCCACGTAGTCGAGGATAAACCCGAAATCCTTGCCTTCATAGAGTCGGTTGACGCGGGCGATCGCTTGGAGGAGTGTGTGATTTTCGAGCCGTCGCGCCAGGTACAAAACGGTGTTCCGTGGGACATCGAAGCCCGTAATCAGCTTGCTGACCACCACCAGGATTTCGGGTGCATCGGCGGAGTTGAAGCGGCTGATGGTCTCGTCGACGTAGCGATCCTCGGAACCGCCGTATTGGGACATCTTCGTGCGCCAGAACTGCTCCACCGTCGCATCCGGGGCTTCGCCATCGACCTCCTCATAGCCCTCGCGTTCATCTGGGGGCGAGATAACGACCTCGGAGGCGACCCTGCCGTCTTCATCATGGGATCGGCCGATCTCGTCCAGGCACTGCTTGAGGAAGACAGCCGACTTCTTGTCGGGCGCCACGAGTTGCGCTTTGTAGCCGGTTCCTAACCAGTTTGCTCGGTAGTGCTCGTAGACGTCGTAAGCGATCGCTTTCAGTCGCTGTTGGGCTCGGGTCAGCGGTTCGGCCCTGCTGAACTTCTTCTTCAGGTCCTTCTTCTGGTCGGTCGTGAGTCCCTGGCAAATTCGCTCGAACCAGGTGTCGATCGCGCCTTGTTGCACGATTTGCTCCACGTGCCTGCGCTCGTAGAGAAGGGGGACTACCGCCTTGTCGTCCACTGCCTCCCGAAGGGTGTAGGTGTCGATAAGGCCGCCGAACTTCGCCAACGTGCTCTTCTCATTGCGCATGAGCGGTGTGCCGGTAAAGCCGAGGTAGCAAGCGTTCGGAAAGATCCGGCGCATCTGGACGGCCAAGTCGCCGTACTGAGTTCGATGGCTCTCATCAACCAGCACAAAGATGTCGCGCGAGTCATTCTCGAACTCGCCAGCCGCGGCAGCCGCGCGAAACTTATGAACGAGGGTGGTCACCACATTTGATCGGGTTCCTTCGATCTGCCGACGGAGGTCAGCACCGGAAGTGGCGCGATGAGTGTCAAGGCCGCAACGCTTAAAGGTCGCAGAAAGCTGTTTGTCCAGGTCCACCCGGTCGGTGACCAGCAAAATGCGCGGATTCTCGATGTCTGAGGACATCGCGATCGCGCTTGCCAGCATCACCATCGTCAGTGACTTGCCAGAGCCTTGGGTATGCCAGATGACGCCGCCCGCGCGCGGCCCAGGGCCCGAGCCGTCTTCGATCCGCGCCATCGCATTCTTTACGGCGTAATACTGCTGGTACCGAGCGACCTTCTTGACCCCGCCGTCGAAGACGACAAACTTCTGAGCCAGCTCTAGGAGGCGCGACGGTCGGCACAGTTCGTACAGGGCGCGGTCTTGCTCGCTGACGGTGCGGCCCGAGGACTCGACGTCGTAGAACGCTCGCTGCTCGCGCACGAAGTCGCGACCGACCCGTTCCTTCTGTATCGTCTCCAAGGATTCTGAGATCAGCGACTGGAGGATGGCATCAATGTCCTCGCGGCTCTTCCACACCGCCCAGAACTTCGCTTCTGTGCCGACAGTGGCGTACTTCGCCTCGTTTTTGTTCACCGCGAGGACGAGTTGGATGTATTTGTAAAACTCGGGAACGTAGCTCTGACCCTGGTAGGCGAGAACGTCGGAGATGGCATGCTCCAGACCGATCCCCGGAGCCTTGCATTCGATGTTGACGAATGGGATGCCGTTCACGAACAGGACGAGGTCGAGGTAGCAATGCTTATCGCTGGCAGCCCGCACTAAGTCGTACTCGGTCGTGACGTGGAAAACGTTGTTAGCCGGATTGTCCCAGTCGACATAGCGAAGCGTGAACGACTTGGCGTTTCCGTCGATAGTCTGGTCGAAGCTCTTGCCGAGGCGGAGCAAGTCGTAGGTCAGCTCGTTCGCCCGCATCAGCCCCTCGACGAGTGGAACGTCCTCCAGCGCGGCGATTCCGCGCTTAATGTTGGCCGCCGAGAACTTGTGCTCACCGCCTTTGAACTGAATCGTGTTGATGCGGCTGAGTTGGGCCTGGAGAATGTCGGTCAGAAGCACCTGGCTCGCCTTGCCGCCACGCAGGGCGAGCGCCTCTGCCTGGGTTAGGTAGTGGAATTTGGCACCTGCATCGTCTAGCTTCGACAGCAGGGAAACCGCGGGAAGCTGCGATTGGATGGCCTCGTTGGGATCGAAATCTGGACCGGTGGGCGTCATCAGACCCCGTCCTTCCATTCCCACAGACCGACCGCGAGACCGGCGACAGCGGCGGCATTACCCGGGACAGTCAACGCCGTCTTGTTAGGGACGCCCAGAATTCCCCCTGAAATCCAATTGCCATGCCCCATCCAGAGTCTGGAGCACTCGCCTTCAAGGTCGGCTATCAGGGCTTTGCCCTGGGGTCCGTCAATTTGCTCACAGGTTAATCCATCTTGCTCTTCGAGGTCCTTGAACCTTCCCAGAGCGTCAGTGACATGCAACGCGACGTTGCTCAAGACGTCGGGATCGGTTGGTCCGATAATGGTTGCGGCAAATGAACCAAAGTCAGACCTGAGGACATTGGGGTTCGTTCGGTTTCCTGCCTTCGTCCACTTGGCAATCAATTGCTCGAGGCGGTCGCGAGCACCGCTGCTAAGTTGAGGTAGGTACGGTTCGATCTCGACTGCCAACCGCTCTGGTACCGAAAACTGCCCAAACGTTGGAGATAATTCGGCGGCAATGAACCCGTAAATGGTGGCACTAGGAAACATCTCCTTCGCCTGCTTCATTTGGGCGCCCAATGCCCCCGGCTTCATCGAAACATTTGTGGAATACACAGACCGGACGACCTTCGCCTCGACGATGAAGACGAGTTCGGTCGATGGTTCAAATTGCACCAACGTTAAGTCGGGAATCTTCTTCGCGGCAATATGAGCGAGGGGTGGCCCACCGACGATCGCTGCTAGCGTGTTGAACGACTCCTCACTTCCAAACCGGTAACGTGGATAAGGATAGGCTCCTTGCCGCAGCAACGCGGTGGCCATCTCGCTCGTGTACCAGCGCTCGTCCACTTCGGCTTGTGCGTAGAACGGGTCCCATTGACTTCGTGAAAACTGATCAAGGCAAAGATCGAATAGCTCGTCGCTGGTCATTGTCGGAACTCCTTGAGGCGGACCTCGCCGGTCAGCAACTTCTGCATAAGGCCCGTCTTCTGCTCGTTCAGCGCATTCCGCTGTTTGCGGAGAAGGAGAATCTCCTCGTCGAGGGCACTGAGGAGATCGGCGATCCGGCGTTGCTCCTCGGCCTCAGGCATCTTCAAGCTGACTTTGAGGAAGTCGGTCACGGGGGCTTTCCGACGCCGGGCATTCGTGCCCTGGCTTATCGTCGTGTAGACGCACCTCATTGTGTCCGACTTGAACAGCGCCTTGAAGAAACGACGGTCGCCATGCTCATCGCCAATCCAGCTCAGCGTCTCATAGGCGGGCGAAACGATGCCCTCGTACTCGCTGAACGCGATGGACGCGTCCCAGAGGAGCATCGGATCGTAAACCAGGTCGCCCGGCACGATGTGCTTGTAATGGGCGTTGCTTACCGACGCCAACTGCTTCGAGAACCGTTCGCTCTGGGGCAGGATGCCGTACACCTTAGAGCACGACAAGATGAGCGGGGTTTTGGTCGGAGCCCGATCGTCCTTGGGAGCGAAGAACCTGCTCAGCTTGGTCTCGCGCCAGGGCGAGGGAAAACCCGGGAAGCGGCGGCGGCCGGTGAGGAGGTCTTCGGCGAGGGCTTTCTTGTAGGCGATTTTCCGCTCGATCAGCGCGTCCGCCGCCCGCACCGCCGCCTCCGCAGCGTCCAAAACCTCCACGATCGCCCGCTGCTCCGCCAACGACGGAAGGGGCACGCTAAGCGTAGACAGGGCCTGTTGATTAATGTTTGTGTTCGCGCTGATCGTGCTTCGCGCCAAGAGTGACTTCCTGAATCCCGGTTCTGCGAAGCAATACTTCGCGAATGCGGGATGCAAGTTGCCATTTGGCCTGAAACGAATTAGGAAGCCGCTGTAGACGGTCAGCGGCAAGTCCTTCAGTAGGACGGCAGCCAGCCCTACCCCTTCCGGCTTGACGCTCGAGCGAACGAACAGAACGTCACCCTTTGCTAAGGCGTATTCGGCTGCGGCTTTGGCAGGTATGTCGACTAGCGCGTAGTCCAGATCATGTACTTCGCTCTTTCCGAAGACATCCATGAGATTCACGAAGGGGATTCCGCGTCCGAAATCTTCTGCCCCGGCGTTTACTCCGTTTTTGAACTCACCGAGGTCACGAAGCTCGACAACCGCCCATGAGGTCGCCTGTCTTACCCTGAAATCCTTACTTTCCGTCGACAATGCTTTTTGCCTCCTTTAAGTTTTGTAGGAGGTTGGCAATGATCTTCGTGTCGGTAGGTCCGCCGGTTCTCCGGGTGCCGAATACCCGCTCCGTTGGCGAATCGAAAATCACGCCGATGCTCTTGACCAGGAAGTCCACAAACTTGACCTTGTCTTCTGGCGCTAGTGTCGCTACCGCTTGCTCAACCAACTCTCGGTAAGCCACGAGTGACAGCGAGATCGATGACTTGAAGGCATATTCCTCCTTCAGTCGCCTCTCTTTGCCGTATTGCTGGAGGGCAAATCCTGCAAAAACAACCGCTGGCAGGCCAAGGGTCAACTTGATGTAGAAAGCTGCATTCGGGTTTGTGTTACCGTTTACGAAGGCCGAGGTCAGCCATATGACCAATCCGAGCACTCCAGCGGCGATCGCCAGCCATATCCAATGCCCCTTGATCTGCTCCTGGCGCTTCTCGAAAGCGTGGAACAGGGTGATGCCGGTGGCCTTGCTGAGCTTCTCGACAATGTCCTTTTCAATGTCCACCAGGCGCTTCTGGAAGGCATCGAGCTCGCCGGTCTTGGTCGTTTTGAAGGCGTCAATGTCCTCACGCGACTGGGTCATGAAGTCTGAGAGATCCGTCTTCTGCGCGGCCAATCCCTCGTTGGCAGTAGTAAGCGCATCCGCGAGCTTCTTCTCGTTGGCGTCGACCCTTCCGATGAAATCCTGAAGTCTCTTCTCGTTCGTAGATGCGGACTGAGCCTTTGCCTCGGCTTCCGAGGCGCTCTCGGTCGCCTCCGTTACCTTGGCGTCGATGGCATCGATCTGGGTTTGAAGGTTGGTGTCGGCCGTTTGCGCACGGGAATGAACCTGTGCCACTTCTTGGACCTGCAGTTCGGCTTCCGTTTTTGCCGTGGTCAGCTCCGTTTGCGCCGTTTGCATGCGGTCGCGCATGGCTGTCATCTCAGAAACCAGCTGCTGGGCTGTCGACTCGCGCTCCTTGACGCGCTCGATTTCTTTAGCCAGTTCTGTCGCCAAGCGGTACTTTGCTTCGTAGCCCGGGATCTTCTTGCCGCGGTATCGGAACCCGCCCTGCCAAACCGCGAGGTGAAACACATCAACCTCGTCAGTAAAGCTCTGGACCTGGTTATTACCTTGCTGGATATAAGAGAAGTTACTGTTGATGTTGGTTAGGTGCCGCTGAATCGTTTGCTGAAGCGCAACCGGCATGGAGTCCAGAAGACCTTCTTGATCCGATGATCGGAGTTCTTCCAACAAGTTTCGGAACACTCCAAGAGCGTCTGCGAATGGCATAACGCCTCCAGAGGTTTGCCAACCTTGCCCGTAGACGTACTGCGACACTGCGTCAAGGGCCTCTTCCGGAAACTGGGCCAGAGTAGCGGTAAGACTAGACATCTCCTTCCTCCAAGAGTTGTTCGCGCGCCTTCTGTTCGTCGGCGCTAAGGCTCGTGTCTGTGCAGGCGGCGATGATCAAATCCCAGCGATTTCGATAAGGTTCGAGAGATGCGGTTGTGTAGCCCATTACGGCGGGAGGGATCGCTACAGCTCGGACCTTGTTGTCGGGATTGTGCGGCTGCCCCTTCTTACCGGGAGTCGACACCCAAAGCTCGAAGTCTTCGCGTACGAGCTTGGAGAAGTCATGCGACGGGACGACGAAGTACTCCCAACCGGCGTCCGACTCGTTTTCGGGAATGCCGGAAAGCACCCAGAAGAACATTGGCCCGTAGTCCTTCTCCGCCTTTGTGCCGACCGAGACGGTTTTGTCCCGACCGGGCCGATAGGTCTTGACCTGAACATGAGCGAACCGCGTCCCCGCCTTGTTGCTGACGAGCACGTCCGTGTTCGGGCAATTGCCCAGCGTCAAGACGGCCACCAGTCCCCGCAGGCAGAGCTCGCCTGCGACGAAGAACTGGCTCGAAGCTCCACGATGAGACTTGTCCTCAGCCATCAGTTCCTCTTCCTCGAAGCAGCGTTTTCAAGGTGGTCGCCGCAATGATTCACCACAATCCGGCGACATTCTTGGTCCACCGCCAGATGCACTCGCAGGAACCTACTTCTGTCCGTCCGGTCAATCTTGGCGTGAGGCTCCATTGAGAGCTCTTTGCCGCCGAACACGAACTGGCGCTTGGCCATCAGTTTATTGTCGCGTCGGGTCGTATCTGACTCTGTGAACGAGAAGTCGAACCCGGTTCGCGACTTGAATTCGGCCTCCAACGTGCGTCGTTCCAGGTCCTTTTGGAAGACCAGCTCATGCAGGTCGGTAGCCAAACCCCAAAGCAACCTCCAGACGTCTGGGAGGTCATCGCGCACATCGTTGAACGACGCGTCTTTGGCCGATGCCATCGCCGCATCCGTAAACACGATCCTTTGGCCATGCAGGGCTTGGATGCGCTCGGCACATTCGAGGATATTGCTGGGAAGCTCTTTGAACTGCTCGATCGTTTCTAAGGATCGGTTAGCTATCGCCAAACCCTTCTCAGCTTCGAGTCTATAGGTGAGTTCATGGTCGCCTCTTCGTTTCGCTTCCTCCGCATCTTCCTCAAACTGGAGCGCCTTGAGTTCGAGCGCATCGATTTCCGCCTGCAACTCTTCCACTTGCTGGCCAAGACGTTCGTTGTCTTCTTCCAGCAGTTGGATCAGCTCGTCATCCCTTTCTCCGGAACGGTCACTGCGGAGTTGGGAAAGTCGATTACGTCGGTGTCGGTCGGCAACATCCTCCAACGAGAACACGGCGTCGTGTCGACCGAGGTCCATCCGGCGAGTTAAGGCGCGAATGATCTCGACGGCGACCTGGGATGGTCCAAGCTCATCAATCTGATATTTGCTGTAATACCGGTGCCGGCCGGCATCCATTTCGTTGTCCAGCCGCACCCCCGGCTGGTAAATCCTTACCATCCCGTCCATTGCGCGGAAACGGCGAGGGAGGGCTTCAATCAACGCCGACTCGGCTCCGCCGTCGCGCGACACGAGAATCGCGGCGGCTCCGGCAATCTTCGCAGTCAGGCCATGGGGAGCGACGAGGGGATCGAGGTACGTTCGCTCTCGAGTGACCCAGACAATCGGACATCGCCTCTGAGTCGAAGCGAGCAAGCTGAGAATCTCTGGGACTTCCGATGCTTGGAACTCCAGAGGACCGTTTGTTAGCGGCAAGTCGCCGGAGTGCGGCATCCAATAGTCTGCAAGCAAGCGCTCAACGATTTGAGGCGCTGAGAAAGAGGGTGGGATCGGCTCCGGCCCGAGATATCCGGGTCGAAGGAAGTTCTCGACCGTCACTCCAACCGTGAATTCGCCTCCGCCTTTCGCCATCAAGCCGATGTCGGTACGCCAATAGCGGTCGGGAATAGTGCGATCCTGGATCTGCATCCGAGCCGCCCAAAACTCGGGCTCGTCTGAAGTCCCGCTCCCTATCTCGCGATTCGTCTCAACGAACTGGCCGCGGATATGCGGGTGCTCAGTCTTGCCGTAGGTGTAGAACCATGAGCCGCCGATGGAATCGCCAATTCCGGACTTTTCCCGCATCCATGATCGAACAGTCTTCACGAGGAGTTTCCAACTCTCGTCGCTCCCCTCCCGGCTACGAACACTGAAGGATGCCTGGTAGTGAAGGTTCGTATGGAGCCGCATCAGATGACCTCCAGCTCGCGGAGGTGATCGCGCAGCTTCGCCCGAACCTCGACCAACTCGCCTTCCAGTCGATCGATTTCCACCTGCAAGGCTTTCAGGTCCACGGGCACCGCTTCCTCGAACGTGTCGATGTAGCGCGGGATATTCAGGTTGAAGTCGTTCTCGGCGATTTCGGACACTGGGACACAGCGGCTGTACTTCGGCCGCTCCTCCCGATCGTGGTAGACAGCGGCGATCGTCTCGATGTCCGACTCGCGAAGATAGTTCTGGTTCTTGCCGGCTTGGAAGTCGCGGCTGGCATCGATGAACACCACGTCGGTGCGCCCAGTGTTCTCGCCGCCTGGCTCACGCGACCGGTCGAAGATGAGAATCGCGGCGGGAATGCCCGTGCCGAAGAACAGGTTCTCAGGCAGGCCGATCACAGCGTCCAGCACGTTCTCCTCGATGAGCTTCTGGCGGATTCTGCCCTCGGCACCCCCACGGAAGAGCACGCCGTGCGGGACGATGACACCGACACGACCCTCACGCGGCTTCGCCGTTTCGACCATGTGCGTGATGAACGCGAAGTCCGCTTTGCTCTTAGGCGGCAACCCGCGCCAGTAGCGCTTGAAACGGTCTTGGTCGGCGAGCTCGTGGCCCCACTTGTCGAGGGAGAAGGGCGGATTGGCCACGACGACGTCGAAGCGGATGAGCTGGTCGCCCTCGATGAGGAGCGGATTGTTCAGCGTGTCGCCCCAGACGATTTTGGCGTCGTCCTCCTTATGCAGGAACATGTTCATCTTGCACAGCGCCCACGTGCTGCCGTTCACTTCCTGGCCATAGAGCGAGTAATCGTGGTTCCCTTTGATTTCGTGAGCAACCTCGTTGAGCAGTGAGCCTGACCCGCATGCCGGGTCGCAGATTCGAGAACCCGGCTTTGGCTTGAGCAATTTGCCCAAGAGCTTCGAGACCATCTCAGGCGTGTAGAACTCGCCGCCCTTCTTGCCGGCGCCGCTGGCGAAGTTCTTGATGAGATACATATAGGCGTTGCCGAGCAACTCCAAGTCGACCCTGCTCGGCCTTACATCAAGGCCGCTGAAGTCCTCGAGCAGGTTCTTGAGGCGACGATTCCTGTCCTTAGTCTCGCCGAGGTTGTCACTATTGAAGCTGATCTTCCGGAACACGCCCTCCAGCTTTTGCCGGTTGGCGTCTTCAATGTGCTCCAAGGCGATGTCGATCAACTCGCCGACGTTATCGCGATCGCGGTTCTTGTAGAGGTAGTCGAAGTCGCTTCGCTCGGGCAAGACGAATCGCTCACGCGCAAGTTGCCGCTCGATCATCTCGGCGTTGCCACCATAGCGAGCTTCGAGCTCGGCCCGCCGCTCCTTGGCGACGTCCGAGAGGTACTTCAAGAAGAGCATCACGAGGATGTAGTTCTTGTAGTCGCTCGGATCGATGACCCCTCGGAAGGTGTCGCACGCCTTCCAGAGAGTCGAGTTCAGTTCTTCCTGGGTGATCGGTTTCATTGCTTTGTGGTTTGCCTCAGGGCTGCGGCCTCGAGGGCGGCTTCAATCTGCTGATCGCGTAGGGATTCTAAATGACCCACGAGGTTCCGTTCTTGCCGGCGCAGGCTCTGCACCTCGGCAACACGCTTCTGGGTCTCCAGGCTGGGGAGGGGTAGTTCTAAGCGCGCGAACGTCTCCTTGGAGACGGTGGGGATGTACGAGCCGCGGGCCTCGTTGGCTAGCTTCTCTTGAACCTCGTCGCGGTTAATCCACCAGGCCAGATAGTCAGCGAGGGCCTCATCAACTTGGAGCCTGAATACGTAGAGGGGTGCGGTGGCGACGACGGGGCCGTCGAGGTCCTGAATCACCGCCGCTTTATAATTTGCACCTCGCGGGCGAAGAAGGATATCGCCTGGATTCAGTACATAGCGCCACAGTCGGTCGCCGAGATCCATTCGCGCGAGCTTGTCATACGGGATGCCCTCATCGGTGACGTCGCCAAGCGTGATTAGACGATGGGGCGCCTCAGGCACATCCGTGATGGCAGACCTGACCTGAAAGCCAGTCCACAGTTCACCGAGGGACCCAAGCGTAACAATGCGCGCCACAAGGCCATTATACGCACTGTCCGCCATAGTCATGTCAACTGCGCATGAGAATTTTGAAGAAAATCATTTTCACGCTTGACAACCATTAACCCCCGGCGGTACAGTTCTAATCGTTGGAGTCGGCTGAGAAGCCACGAAGACTGCGGTAGCAGCCGCACAAATGAAAGCGGGGGCTCGAAAGAGCCCCCACGACAAATCGACATCCGCTGGTAGCAGCCAGCGACACGACCAGTTCCGCCCGGAGGCGCAACGTACATATAGGTTGGCATATTGGTGTCTCCACCGTCAACCTCTGCGGTGTGTCCCCGGGCCTTGACCACGCTTTGCGCGAATCGAGCCCATGCCGGAGCACTACGTGTTCCGGCCAGCCGAAGCGGCGAATGCCACTCCGAAACTCGATCAAGCGAGGCCGCCCCCGGAGGGGCACACATCGCACATGATCAATAAGGCTATTTACGACGAACTGCAGAACAGCGTTCGACTCGTTGACGACACGCTCTACATCGAGCATTACGAAACCTCCGACCCGGACGTGATTCGGGTCATGAAGAACCAGCCGGCACCTGAGTTGCCGGGATACGTAGACACGCTCCTGCGCATCGGAGCAGCGGCAATCGCCCGGGCTCAGGTGGTCCAGGATTACGACTTTGTGCGTGCCTGGGCCGAAAAGTCGATCGTGACGGCCGGTGCCCACGCCAAGGACATCATCCAGCAGACGGCAGCTGAGCTCGACAAGCAACTCAACGGCGAAAACGGGGCAATGCTCGACCCGGTTCGCAAGCAGCTCGAACTGGTTAACAAGGTCGTGGAAGAGCGCACCGCGGAACTCCGCAAGCAACTCGACCCGCACAACCCGAACTCTGACCTGCATGGGGCGATCACCGGACTTCGCCGCTTGATGGACGCGAGCTACGCGGACTCCGTGCCGGTTCGGCTCGGCCAGGCTATCGAAGCCATTGCGGCAAAGGATGGCACGCTCGCTCGGTCGGTGCAGGCGGTGGTCAAGGAGGCTCTGGACCTCCAGATCGAACCGTTGCGCAAGCAGGTCGAGACCCTGGAAAAAGGTCTGCTACAGGAGAAGGCGGCTACCGAAGCGGCCGCAGACATTATCCAGTCGACCACGCACAAGGGTGCGCCGTTCGAAGAAGATGTCCTACGCCGCGTCAAGTCGTGGGCATCCATCTGTGGCGGGGAAACCCACCACGTTGGACCTGACAACAAGCCGGGAGACGTCCTCTCGGTCTTCGGAGCGAGCGGTGCCTTGGGGATGGATCTTCGCCTTGTGCTCGAGGCGAAGGACGACGCGGTCGCGCGCGGTCGGAAACGTCTGCAGGATGACCTGTCCAAGGCGTTGGACTACCGCGAAGGTGACGCGGCGATCTTCGTCGGCAAGACGCATACGGCCTTCGGAGCCGAAATCGGCGAATGGGATGAGGGCGTCTCGGACAACCGTCCGTGGATTGCCTGCACGGTTGACCACCTGCACGTCGCTCTCCGTTACGTGGTGGTGCTGAAGCGCCTCCGTGACCGAGCGTGTAAGGCGTCGGCCATCGACGCCGGCGCGATCGAGGAACAGGTACAGGTCATGCGTACTGCGCTGCGTCGCATCACGACCATCAAGACGGCCGCGTCTTCGATCACGAAGAGCGTCGGTCAGGTGACGTCAGAAGGCGACCAACTCGGTCGCGAGGTCGAGGCGTCGCTTCGCATCATCGAGGGAATGCTCGAGGAGTAATCCCTGAGACTGTGAGACTAGCCGCCGGTCTGGTGCCGGCGGCAACTTCCTGGAGAACAAGAATGGCATCAAGACACGAAATCAAATGCATCAACAAATGCGACCGCTTTAACCCTCACGAACGCATTCTCAGCGTAGGTGGCCCAAACGCGGATGGAACCCGCTGGAAGCTATCTCAGCAGAATGCGATCGACGGCATAGAAGGCGGCAAGTGGTCCTTCTATGTAACTGCTCGCGGACACGTTGTAGACGTGATCGTATCTACGAGCCGTTACGGCCACAAGTATCTGAAGACGACCGCCGACGGCGATTCACCGGACAATCTGCTTAGCCTGCCAGAGTGCCCGTAAGGTCAAAACCGGAAAGGACCGCACCCCAGCGGTCCCTTTCCGGCCCTCTTTCCCGTCTCCTCATCAGGTCACATCAAATAGAAACCAGTCCAAGATAGCCACTTCATCGTTTCTCCTTGAAAGCTCATTCCAGACCAATTGAATATGCCCTGCCCAATGGACGGTCCGACGAGATCTTATCGTCACGGGCACCGTCACTGAATGACTTTGAGATCTCGATGTTGATGTTCTCCTCGCCCGCCCTCTTGCCAAATCTGGACAAATAGAGCACAGCGCAGTTTCATCGACACGTTCCGAAGCATCCGCCTAAGTTGGCGTCTCAGATAGGGCCTCAAGCGCCCGAAGCGTAGCCTCGACGATGGTCGCTAATGGCTCAGTAACCTGCTGCTCAAAATCCACACGTTGGACTCCGGCCCATGCACCTCGGGTGTCCTCAAGCGCGGCTCTGAGGGTGACCCACTCAGCTTGAAGCTCTTCCAAGCATATGGCAACGTTATTCACCTGACAATATCCTTCTTACCAACGAGTAGCTCAGAGTGAGTCGTGTAGTCTTCCATGAGGAGCATGATGGCCACGAGTGCCCCTCCAGGGGAGTATCCCAACTCTTCAACCAGCTTGGAGCAGGAAAATTCCTTGAAAGTAAGGCGTGAACGGTAATCGGGAGAAGCCATGGTTCTCAAGATTTCCCGCTTCACCGAAGGGTAATTCTCCAGCTGATCGGCGTAAGCTGCCGAACTCTTCTTGGACATACCTTCTTGCAGAAGGAAAGCTTCAATCTCGGGCGATCTGCTCATTTCTCGGTCTCCCTCCACAGCCGAATCACATTCGCAGCGAAGGCCCAGGCGTCGGCTTCGACTGGCTGCCTCCGGTAAAGCGGGTCGTTTGGGCCAGAGTAGTCTTGGAAGTTTTCCGACCATGTCTCTGCCATCGTATCGTTCATGTCGCCCTTGGCACATCGCCATTGATACGCGTGCCGGCATTCATGAACAATCGTGTCCGTCATTTCACATACGTCCTCCCAAAGGGCCTCGTCACTTTGGCGTGCAGCCACATTCACCTCGATAATGTTCAGCCCCCTATCGAAGCCCCCGCACAAGCTCGGGTGCTGTATTGTGAAGGTCACGTTCGGCGGTGGGATTCCAAGTTCTTCGCATGTAACCATGGCAACTTCGGTGAGCGCTGTTTGCCGCTCTGCGGCGCTGAGCGTTGCCCATGAATTGGCATTCAAAGCTGCAATGCCTCGCAACCGCTGTGCTATTCGGGATCCCACCTCGGTATTCTCTGGGGCTCCGGCTGGGGCCTTGACCTGCATAATTTGTGATGATCCGGGATGATCGAGGCCCACGTTGAATGCCGAATAGCTCTCGACTGCTGAGACCATCTCTCGAAGCTTCCCACGCGCTCGAGGAGTTTCAAGGCGAAGTGTCGACCTCAGAGTTCCTGCGCGATCCTGAAAATGCTCCAAAGCAGATTCCAATCCAGCTTGCAGATCCAGTCGATGCTGTAGCTCTGATTCTGCCTGCGCCAGCTCATCTAAATAGTAGTCAGGGTCGTCGTCCTCATCGGCTCCATCGTATGCTGCTTGCCAGTATTCCACTCGGTCACGGGCGGACGATGTCCGTTCAGCGCAGACTTGCAGTTCGCGTTGAGCAGATGCCAAGGCGCTTGCAAGGAGTTCTTCCGCGCGGCTCTCGAACCTGCCCAGCGCCTGCTCCACATGTGCCAATGCGTCTGTCGAGACGTGTAAGGCACTTTCCATAGCTAAAAGCGATGCTCAGAAATCTGGCGTGCCAGCGCCGCCTTTTGCCGTAATTGCTCGACAAATGTATTGGCGTCGATAATGAATTTCTTCATATGCTTAACGGCTTCTTCGTCGCGCTTCGTGTATTGCTGGAAGTTCTCGTCCTTCCAGAGTTCGCCGACATACCCAAAATCGGCGATGTGATTGGACAAGAGGCGACTCAGCTCTTCGGCCTGAGTCTTAAGATGATCTGCATAGCGGAGCATCAGATCGGGGTTGCAAACCGCTTCG